GAAAAAGAATTTTAACAATCAAAACTTTGAATGGCTATTTGATGACATCGCCTCATCTATGCCAAAAATTATCTTTGTAGGTATTATTTTAACCTACCTTATTACAGCAGCTCTTAATGTGTACTTTTTACCCTTACCATTAATGCTTTCTATTCCTGCCTCTCTTATGCTCCAGTTTGGCAGATTTGCCATTGTATTTATTGACTTTTTAAATCCAAGTGAGAAGAAATCACCTTACCCTGCGAAGGTTGCGGCAGGTGCCACGGTAGTAGCTTTGTTGGAATTGTTTTTCTCTATACAAGGTCAAACAAGTGGCGCAGAATTTTACGCAATGTTTATTTTTATAGGTACTGTTATTTGCTTTGGATATTTCTTAGAGATACAATTCATTCAGAAGGGCATAGAAGCCTATGGTATTGGCATGAAAACACCAAGGAAGCGCAATGTATCAAAGAAGGATAAAGAGCCCGTTAAAATGAACACTACGGTGCGCAGCGTACAATTATCTTTAGCAATCATGTTAGTGCTGGGAGTAACTACTATAAATGGACAGAATAACCATTTTTTTGCATATAACACAATGAGCCTTGAAAAGATAGGAAATAAATTGCTGGAAAGATGTTATTACAGTGAGGCAAATGATTCATATACTGTTGATACTATAACTTATGATATGTTATCCGGAATAAACTTGTGGGATGGTTACAGTAGGACTACCTATGATAATACAATGTTTATGACCTACGGCACACAGCACTTTGAATATTTCCCATTAGCAGGGATATGGAAGTATGGTAATAAATACTATGACTACATTGGTTTATTAAAATTTGTAAGTAAGTATGTTAAACGTAACTTCTTAAATAAAAAGATAAATTATGATGAAATTCGTAGGCATAGATCCAGCCATGAGGCTAAACGGGTTAGCAGTATGCGTGATTGATGATAAGAAAGTGTATTTTGGAAGGTACAAGAATTTGGCTGCATGGATAATGGATAGCCTAACATGGGAGAGAGATTGTGCCATAGTGGTAGAAGATTCTTCCCTCCAAAATATTACTTTTAGAAAACACGCAAATGTTAAAGCAAGTAACAAGATTAGCCGAAATGTCGGCATGAATCAAGGTGCATCCAGAACAATCATTGACCTATTAGAATTAAATGGCCATAAAGTAAAAGGTATTTCACCGCAGCACAAAGGCAGCAAATGGACTATTGATTATTGTATGTCAGTTATAAAGGCAATGAAGATGGAGGTGCATGGAAACAAAAAACTTTCACAAGACGAAATAGATGCTTTTCAAATAGCACTAATTTCTAAAACTTATTACGAAAATGATGCAAATAAAGGTTATAGAAAAGAAGCTCCACCGCTTGACCCTGGCATACATCGAGGAGACAATGAGACGAAAGATTAATTATTTTTACGTTGATTACTTAGCCACCAGGATAAGACAAGAAAAAACTAAACTAACACTTTTAAAAATAGGCAATCATGTCAATAACTAAATTATTAAACGACAAGGAAATAAAGCAAGGTTTTATGTTGGTAGAGAAATATCCAAAACCTATCAATAAAAATAATGTTGTAAACACAAATAGTGCCTTGCTGCAATTTTACTCTGGCAACGATGGTGCAGGCAGAAAGTTTTACCAGTACATGAATAAAGAAAGATTACAAGCTATTTTATTTATGATAATAAATAATACCAGTGAAAAAGAGGATGTAAAAGTAAAAGCCAGTGTTCTCTTTAAAAAACTCTTTTACAGTTGAGTGATGTTTACTTAGTGTTTTATTTGCCGCAGGTGTTTCTCCTGCGGCTTTTTTATTACCATTCCACACCTTGCCCAATGGCATATTCAAGGATACCTTTAGCGTGAGCTTTAGCAATAGCCTCCTGCCATTCTCTGTCAATCATTAACACAGCATCATTGTAATTTGTAAAGAAACCATTTTCTGTTAACACTGCTGGCACATTTGTTGCAGTTAACATTTGAAACCTTGCCTCTCTGTCTAAGTCTCCATCACTGTAATCATGCCGATGCACCCAGCCTGGAGTAGCATCTTTTATTTCATTGCCTATCATTGTTGCCAGTTGATCCGACCTTGTTTCACCTGGTGAGGTAAACACTTCCCATCCTCTGGCAGTTGTTGACGCTGCTGCATTGCCATGAATGGAAACAAGAACAGTTGCCTTGCCTAAGTTAGCATAGCTATTTACGAGCTGACAGCGTTTGTTTAGTGATGTGTCATTTATTGGCTCATATACTTTTTTAACTTGAAAGCCATAATCAATTAAAAACTGTTCAAGAAAATTAGCAACGGCACGGTTAAACACTCCTTCAAAGAACCAACCGTAGGAATGGAATTTACCATGTTTATGTTGGAAACACTTTGATGGATAGGTGACATATTTGTCTGGGCCTATGCCTTTGTTAAGTCCTCCATGCCCAGCATCCACGCATACTACAAAATCATTTGCATTCATATTTTTATATTTTAAAGGGAGATGTAAATCAATACACCTCCCCTTGGCACTAAGGTAGCGATTCTCTGCGCCTATAATTTAAAGCCTATTAATGCAAATGCTGCACTAATCAAACCTAACTTTGCAGGTAATTTTACTTCAATTTCCTTCCCAGCACATTCGCGGCTTGTCTCCTTGATTTTATCCCAAATGATTTGAGCAAGTTGGACATATTCGCGCCATGTAAATTTAACCTTATTGCCTTCAATATGAACATTGATTTCACTTGCAAGTTCCGCAAAGTTCATTGAGTAACAAGCAACGTCGCCTAAAGGTGATTTAATTGTATCAGCACTTTTTAAGGCATCTTTTAAATTAGTTTGCATATTATGTTTTTTTAAAGTTTCTAAAATCATTGAATGAGTGATAATTTTCTCCATGTTTTAACGTTTAAAAAATCTAAGAATTAAGGTTCCGATGTTTACTCCAGTCATCGACTTTATATTTTCTGCAATGGAATAAAGCTCCGTTGTGGCGATAGTAAAGGCTACCATGTAAGTAATGTTTACAGGTAAGCTAAAAGTAATTTTTGCACCTTCAAAAATCATGATGCCAACAAAGTAAACAACCACTTTTTGTGATGTCCGATATAGCCCTTTGCTTGTTATAGGCTCTTTTCTTTTCTTTGCTGCAAGGATTCCCGTGACTGTGTCTGCAAAAACAACGAAGATTGTAAAAATCAAGAAATGTTTAATGGGAAGGAAAAAGGAAAAAAGAACTCCGCAACAAATGGAAAATAACACTCCATCGTATCCCATCTTTAAAATGTTATAAATTATTGCTTTCATCGGTTCAAAACTAAACGCCTAATAATTATTTTTCCATCCTGTGAAACATATAATTTCCTGCCTTCATCCCAATACATATCTAAGAAATTTCCTGTGGTTGGATAACTTGTAAGTCGTATCATGTTTTTCCCAAACCCAAACATTGTACGCGCCGCCGTCCCTTCTACCGTGTATCTTAATACTTTGTTTGCGGTTATAGAGAAAGTAATAGGAGTGTTATTTATTACCCATCTAAATTTATTATCTGAAATAAATTCAAATGTTTGCACTCCCAATGTATCTATTGGACTTTTGCCTGTTATGGCAATAATGCCAGCATTCTCTCTTATCGCTCCCGTTGTTTCCTTGCCATAAAAGTATGAGCCATTTACAAAGTTAGCAAAGCTATTTGCCGTACTTTCAAATTTCTGCAAAGCAGATAAATAAAATTGAGCCGTATCACCAATGATAGTAACTTTTTCGTAGTACGAATCATCGTCGTACTCAATCCTGTTTAAAAGGTAAAACTTGCCGTTCAATGGTAAAACGTAAGCCGTGTCAAATACTTGATTTTGAGCCATTGTAAAGGTGGAGTAAAACAAGGCTATGAAATAAATAATTCTTTTCATATTTATAATTTATTTTGTTACGAATACTTTGAATAATGCTGATGCTGGGTCAACTGTTCCGATAGAATAATTATTGAATCTTACCGTTACAGTGTTCGCTGCTGATACCCACGCGGAATAAAAGGTATTTGCATTTACGGCAGCGTTTGGCACACCTAACGAAACAACGTCACCGTCTGCCGCGCCTGTTACTGTTATTGTTAAATCAGCTGATAGCATAGTTGATGTAGAGGGGAAATTAAGGGTTGCTGAACCTGTCAAGCCGTGGTTAACTGTGTGGCGTGTTGTAGATGGCGAAAAGAAAAGGTTTGTCCCGTTAAACTCCATTGCTCCAGCCTCCGCGGTTGTCAGATTTGTTCCACTTTCAAATTTCAAAGGTGCGGTTGAAGCGGTGGCGGTGCCTGCTGCAATGTGTAGGCGTGCAGTTGGAGGGTTTTTGCCTATTCCAAAACTACCCACAACATCTGCACCAAATGACCTTGCATTTAATTTTCCAGAATCATTTATGGCTAAAGATATAGTAGTTTGAGAGTTTAATAATAATGTACTACCATTTGTAATTAAATTATATTTAGTTTGGTCTAAATTTACAGAGTTGTGCCAAAAACCACTATATCCAGTATTTCCACCTGTTCCTTGAGCAATAGTAAATCCATTTGATACATCTTTAAATTTAATATTATTATTAAACGTTTTTTCTCCAGCCACCGTTTGCGTTGTTGTTAAATCCACAAAGTTTTGCGTTGCGCTGCCTGTTCCCCCATTTGCAACAGGCAAAACACCCGTTAATCCTGATGAAATAGAACCAACACCTGACATGCTCCAAACATTTGTAGCACGGTTGTAATTGTAAAATCTATGATTTACCGTATCAAGAATAATATACGCGCTTGTATCGCTTAATGGTGTAATTAAAGCAGTATCACCAAGTACGCCCCGAAAAATAAGCCCATCGGCAGTCGTCTGTTCACCCAAAGTTATCTTTTGATTGCCGTTGCTCGGATACTGTGCCCATGCAAGGCAAGGCAAAAGGAAGAGGAAGAGGGGAAGGAGTTGTTTCATGTTTTTGTTTTTTTAGTTAGCTTGTAAAATTCTCCAATCAGTACCATCGCTGACGAGAGTAGCCCACTTGCCACTACTTGCTGACAATATAGATGAAGTTGAGCTTCCAGTTAATGATATAACATTAGGTGATGAATTTACTGCACCTGTTGACCTGTTATGAAATTTTAATTCTCTGTATGTATTAGAAGCTGCTGATGGTAAAGTTATTGTAGTAGTAGATGAATTAAAATTATCAATATATAAATCATTACTTGCAATAGTGTATGTACTTTGATTTATATCTTGTATTTTATTGTTAATAGACAATGTGCCACTTGCTAAAGATAAACCACTACCTACTGTAACTCCAACCACCTGCCCCGTGCTACTCCTACCAATAACACTTGTAGCAGTACCAGATACAGATGATAAAGTAACCGTGCCACTAAATGTTTTATTACCTGTCAATGTCTCCGTACATGATTTACACGCTGCGCCTAATTCATTCCTTGCATCTGTCTCATTTGCTCCTCCTGTGCCACCATTTAAAACAGGCAAAGGCACACCGCTTAATGATACAGCCAATGTACCGCTTGATGTTACAGGGCTGCCAGATACAGAAAGAAAGGTTGGTACACTCATTCCTACACTGGTAACACTGCCTGTGCCTGCGCCTATCGTTGTTCTTGTATCAGCTGCACTTAATAAAGTTATAGTATTATTAGAATTTACTTTTATAAATTTATCAGAAACACTATTTGTTAAGGTAAATAATGAAATACCACTTGTTGTACCTCCTAATGTTATCCTTGCATTTGCTGCGTCTGTGGCACCTGTACCGCCATTTGCCAAAGGTAAAGCATTACCACTATATGTCAATGCCAAAGTGCCGCTTGTTGTAACAGGTGAGCCACTAACAGTAAATATAGATGGTGCAGATAAGCCTACGCTTGTAACTGTACCACTACCACCACCTCCACCGCTATATTGTGGTATATTTAATGTCGCACCAACCAATGTTGCAGCTCCACTTGTGCCTGTTGTGGTAAGTGTTAAATTATTTTGTTTTGACGCAAATCTTGTTGTAAGATTTAAAGAAGTAGTATCTGAAAAAGCAAATTTATTATTAAATGTAGTCCAATCTGTTGATGTTAAATATCCATTCCTTGATGTTGTTGCGCTTAATAATTCAATGACTGGAGTAGTAGTTGTATTTGTAATAGATAATGGATTCCCACTTGTTCCGGATGCCGTTACGCTTGTAACCGTGCCGCCTCCTATGGCTGTGCGAAAGTCAGTAGCAGATAATGCAGTAACAGAGTTATCAACGTTGAACCTTGGAAAGGTGATTGCTGATGGATTGGTTAAAGTAAACATTGATTGTCCAATAGTAGTACCTCCTAAACTTGTTCGCCCAGTCGCTGCAACAATGCCTGTGCTACCTCCATCCCATTTAAGCCTATCTGTATAAGCAGTATTCCAATTACTTGAATTATTTGTAATTGATGTTGTCCATGTTGTGCCTGTTGATAGGGCTATGCCTGCCTCTGGATAAACAGGATTTCCTTGTCCAGAGGAAACAGAGCCGATGCCGCTTACTGTGACTAAAGTATAGTTTTCGCCTACCTTGTAAGATGTGGCTGCTACCTTAACCTTGTTTGTGTCAATAACGGAAAACTGGTCATTAAGGAGTAACTGCCCATTGCGGAAGAGCAGAATAAACTGTCTTAGCTGAATAGGGAATTTAGGAAGTATAGTAAAGGTTAATGTGTCACTTGTAACATTTTCGTATTCCTGTTTAATTATTTTTATTGTGTCTCCTCCTATTTCAACTGCTACAATACTATCTCTGACAAAGTCATAGACTGTAGAGGTATCTACTCTTAGTGTGCCCGTTGTTGTTATAGGCCCTCCTAATATACCGTAACCACTACCTACGCTTGTAACAGTGCCACTGCCTCCTGTGTACTGTGGAATGTTCAAAGTTGCACCGGTTAAGGTTGCAGCTCCGCTTGTTCCTGTAGTGGTAAGTGTTATGTTAGGCTGCTTTGTCGCAAACCTTGTAGTAAGATTTAATAAAGTAGTATCTGTTAACTCCATTAAAACAGAGAGATCTGCGGAGACTGTGCCAGTGGTTGTAATTGGATTTGGTGATACTGTAATGCCAGTACCTCCAGATATTGAGGTTAGTGATCCGCTGCCACTTCCACCACCACCGCCACCACGGGGAAATATAACTGTATAATTCTCACCTAATTTATATGCAGTGGCACCAATAACCACGGAGGCATTTGTAGGTATGGTATATTGGGTAGGTAGTAATATTTGCCCATTTCTGTAAACTTGCACCACATTTACGCCACCGATAACTAATGTGTCACTTTGTGTCCAAACTAAAGTACTTGAAGAAACATTTGTAAAATCTTGACGCGCGTAAAATCTGCCGCTTGTATCTGCGTAGGCTTTTGATGCGTAGTTAGCCAACATAGAAGCAGTGTCGCTTACTAAAAGTGCAGCAGTTGTATCTCTCCAAACACCTTCACTACTTAAATAATATAATGAGGCTTTATTTACTGGCGATGTTATACGAACATCGTGTAATTCGTTTAATTCTTGACCATTACGAATCTTAACAAACAATTCCCCAGAACCAGCATTACTTTTTACACAAACACCAATATAAACAGTGTGTTGTGGAGCTTGCGGCTTTGTTGATGTTAACCCACCTGCCACCGTTGGCGAAAGGTAAACGGCTGAGTCTTCGACTAATGCACTTGTATTTATATTCGTAATTAATCCTTCTGTTATAACGTATCCGCTTTGATTATTTGTGATTGATTCGGCTACTATTCCAAAAGTATTAGCTGAAAAGGCATCGGTAACGCCTAAGGCTTTTGCAACGGTTATTCTATTTCCCTGACTTCCTGACAAATAAACTGCAGTTCCCTTTGTCAAAGTTGAACCCGTGCGATTATTAACCCGTTGGTGTAATTGTTGCCCTATTACATTGGTCACTATACCACCTTTTAAGCCTTGTATTAAAGAACCTTGAGTATCGTTATATTCAACTTCTCCCACTCCAACTGTTCCATCTTTTGCCGTATTAAAGGTAATAGAATCAAAAGGCATAGTTAAACCTCCTCCTGCACCACTAATGGCTGCCCATGAACCTTGCTTAAACACATATAAAGAACCGCTAACAGAATCAAGAATAAGATAGGCTTTTACATTCTTATCTGCATAGCTTGTAGGCTTGGTTATTGTGTCTGTCGCTATACCTCGCCACACTAAACCGTTGCCTGTTGTTTGCCATCCTAATCTCTGCTTATTGCCTGTAATAGGGTAAGGAATGGAATCCATAGAGGCATAAGATATTCCTGCCACCAAAAGAAAAGCAATTACAAGTCCTTGTCGTTTGTTGCCTACTTTGTTAATAGCTTTGCCGATAAACTTGCGCCCAATGCCCATTATTAATTCATTGGCTAAAACCTTGGCAATGTTTCCAACGGCTTTTAAAAACTTCCTTTCTTTCTTTGGTGCTTTTATCTCTTCCATTATATTATGTTTATTGCAAAGACAATATAATTACTGCCATCGTAATGTGTGTTAGAATCTATCGTAATAGTAGCAG